AATTAATTTCTTCTAGCGAAGAAAAGAATTCAAAATAGTGTGGATAGAAGAGAGATAGTAGAAATAGACTAAGGATTAAGGATGATACTGAATTAATAATTAAGTCACGAATATATTAATTAGATTAGAGTTCATTGAATAGATTGATATCATTGAGTTGATATCAGTGAGTAGAGTTCAGTGGATACAGATTCAATGAATTGAATAGAGTTCATTTAATTAATATAGGGGAATTCAACAAGAAGTGAGTATCAAATAAGTGATTATAGTGTATGGGAATGAATCACTAGGAGAAAAGAACCATACAATAAATTAGAGTATAGTAAGACTGCGTAAATTATTGTAATTAACTGTATTTACTTGTAAATAGCTGTAAAGTATGTTACAATTCAGATAATGATATAGTGATATAGGAGATAGGATAAAAAGTGAAAATAGATGAAAGATTGATAGATGAATTAAGGGAGATAGAGAGTGTAGGATACGATGTAGTAAGTGTGTCAGTGATAAAGACTGTGTTGAAGAGGATGGGAGTAAAGGTGAGGTCAGATGCGATGGTATTGGGGGATGATTTAAGGATACTGCTAAAGAGTATGAGTCAAAGGGTACAAGAGAGGTACGAAAATTCTTTAAAAGGGATAGATAATCGTAGGGAGTCGAAGAGGTTGTAAGAAGTCGTGAGTGAGGTCAATGGGTGAGGTCAATG